TCAACTTTCTAAGACCTCTAATTTTGTGCCCGCTTTAGGCCCAGTATTGAAAATAGCGGTCTGCAGACCGGAAATAACGTCATTTTGCATGTTCGGAATCAAATGACTGTAGGTATTTAGGGTGATTGTAATTGTGGAATGTCCGAGCCTTTCCTGGACAACTTTAGGGTGAATTCCTTGTCTTAAAAGCCATGATGCGTGGTAATGACGGAGACTGTGAAAATGAATTCCATTCGGTAACTTTAACTCCTTCACAAGCTTCTTAAACCAGTGAGAAGTATTGATGGGATGAAGAGGCTCGCCGTATTTGTTGACAATAAAAAAGGTAGGGCGCCGATTATATTTTTTGGCCTTAAGTTGTCTTTCGCTTCGCATTTTGATATATTTTTTCAAAACTTCTTCCGTTCCAGGCAAGAACGGGACAGGTCTCCGGCTGCCCTTGGTCTTGGTCTGCTTCAAAACAACAGAACCCTCGATATGATTTAAGCTTTGTTTAACTAAAAAAAGCTTGTTTTCCATATCCGCACAATCATTTTGCAGACCAAGAATTTCCCCCAGGCGCATTCCGGTCGTGGAAGCAATATACACCGGAATATATACCGACATGTATAGTATTAGATTTTCCTGTGCTTTTTCGAGAATCAACTGGATCTGTTCATCGGTCGGGATAACAATCTCCGTTTTAGCCTGAGCGGGAGCCTTAACGCCATCACAAGGATTATATCGCATGTATCCCCAACCAATCGCACGCTTAAAAGCAAGGTGCAATAACCGGTGAACCTTAAGGACCGTTGTAGACGACAGTCCCTTTTTTAATAGCTTGGTATAAAGGGACTGCAACTCTCCAGGCTTTAAATCAAGAATTTTTATCTTCCCGATATGGGGCGTGATATGCAGGGCAATAAGCTCGTCATAACGCTTAGCTGTGGAAAGAGTAACCGTGGTCAAAACATAATCATCTGAAAACTTGTTCATATACTGAGCAACCGTCATATTGGGGTCGAGATAACCGGATCGCTGCCGGTATTCTACCATGGCCGCCTCAGCATCGGCCTTCGACCATCCTTTCTCATAAAGATAGATTCGTTCGCTTTTACCATCTAATTCGACATAGAAGCGGATGGCGTAACCATTTGCTTTTTTAATCAATTCAGACACAATCTCACCTCACTATAAATTAACAATAATTTTTTTAAGCTTCCCTATGATTTTGCAGTCGCCGGTTTTCATGTCGTATGTTTTAGTAGGATATGTAGAATTTGCAGATTCTAAAATCAAAATATTATCGTGCTTAGTAATTTTTTTGAGGTATGCTTCACCATCTATTAAAACAGCAGCAATCTCCCCATTTTCTACATCTGGTTGCTGCCGGATCAAAACCAGATCGCCGTCAAAGATCCTGGCTCCAGTCATGCTATCTCCTTTTGCCCGAAGATAGAAGTATTCACCGCCGTTTAGCCAGGCTTCTGGGGTAGGTTCATGGCCTTCGATATCTTCATAAGCCAGAGAACCGTTACCGCAGGAGATGCGACCGACTATAGGAAGTTTAAGCATTTTATCATAAGACAAAAAGCGATCTCTCCCTTCGCCAAATAATGTACTTTTTGGGACATTAAAAAAGGCTGATATCTTCTCAATGCTCCCTGCATTGGGCAACTTGTTCGCTGATTCCCATTCAGAAACGGCGGTTTTGCTTACATCTAAGTTTTCGGCCAATTCAAGCTGGGTTAACCCCTTTTCTTTACGTAAAGCAAAAATATTACTTGCAAATATTTTCTTGACATCATTATCAAACATTTGAATACACCTCCCAATATTTGTATAATATAACTTTTCGCAAACATAATCAACTATTTAACAAAAAAAGTTTACTAAAAAAGAAAGTTATATATTGACAGTTCGCTAAAAGCAAACTAGAATTAAGTTACAAAGTTGCGAAAGGAGGTATTAAAGGATGCAAATAATCGAAAAAGTACCTATTTATCTTAAAAATACATTAAGGTCATTAAGGATAAAATTTAATTACACCCAAGAAAAAGCAGCTAGTCTGCTAGATATCAGTGTTCCCACGCTTAGAAATTGGGAAAGAGATTCAAGTAATGTGCCATATCACATGATTGAGCGCTTTGAGAAAATTTATGGGACATCACAAGACTATATTTTTTTTGGCGATGAGGTCGCTTTTAGTGAACTTATCAGAAGCCAGACAAGCCAATCTGCTTAATAGGGAGAGATATTTATGGCTTATTTAACTCTTTAAGAAGCAGCTCTTTCGACAACTAGGAGGAAAATCCTGTGTCGAAGAATAGATTTTATTATGGGTGTTATAGATGAATCAGGGTGTCGGGCACTCGTGGACAGGTTATTGATTGCTCATCTCACTATCTATGCGTTGCACCTTCTGCAGCCAACTGGGAACAGGCTGCAACTTGGCTCATGGTTGTCCGTTTTGGATATTCCATGAATTCACCCGATTTACAACCGCCTATTACTAAACGGCGGGGCAAGCTTACCCACAATTACATCACCTAATTTCGGTCTGTCAGATTCTTCTTCACATCCTAATAATCCAATTTCCTTCCAATGGCTTTGTGCCTGTCTTACTGGTTCAAGTGCGGAGGCAATGCCATGGAGTCTAGATTGAATTCTTGCGGACTGAGATGCAATGCTAAGAATGTTATTCAAAATGTTACCGCATCGGCTTTTTATCCGATACATCTACATGTTCCCATGCAGTTCAGCATATCTCATCACCCTGATTCATCTATAACACCCATAATAAAATCTATTCTTCGACACAGGAGAGGAAAATCCTGTAAGAAAGGAGGCACCCCATGATTCAATATTTAACTATTCAAGAAGCAGCTGATCGCCTCCGGATCTCCAAGCAAACGATTTACAATAAAGGACCGGCAATGTACGGTGGTCAGAAAATAGGGGGCTTGTGGAGATTCCCGGAAGATAAACTGGGAATGCCACAGGAGAAACCAAAAGAGGAATACTCGGGATACATCCGAGCCTTCCCAAACAAAAGAAAGAAAGCGGGGTGATAAAATGCACGCATTTAGCCAAGATATTGACTTTTTAAGTTGTGGGGATTATGCAACAATCCTGGAAGGGTCCGGGGAAAGAAATCCTCGTGCCAGTTGGACCGTTGAGGGCGCTGAGTATTACAGAAAAATGACCGAGAAAGAATAACGGGACCTTAAATAGGAAAGCTCACCATACCTCGTATATAGTGAGCAATCCATTACCTAATTGTTTACCCTAACAACAAGCCCCTCGCACGAGGGACGATCAACTTGAAGGCTTCCACTTTAGCGGCTAGTTCCGCAATGATTTAGACGCTGGAAGCTATAAGAAAGTAACACCGCAAGCGTAGGCGTGGGAAAACCGCTTTTTAGTTACTGAATTACATCAAGGTGCGTGGGTGCGACATAAGGGTAGTAGCAAGTTGCTGTAACAGCTTGCCCATTGGAAAACCATCCCCCTTTCGAACCCATATAGGGCTAAGCATATTGTACCAAATGCGAGGGGCTTGTTGTTGGGGTAAACGCAGGAAGAAAAAAATTCTAGGGAGGGATTCAATGTCAAACCTAACGGTTCTAGAACACCAAAGCCAAAGAGTATTAACAACTCAACAATTAGCTGAAGTTTATGAGACCAACCCAAATAATATCATTAAGAATTTTGGTAATAATTCAGAAAGATTTCAGGAGGGAAGAGACTTTTACCGGCTTGAAGGTGAGCAGTTGCAAGAGTTCAAAAGGCAAATGAATAATGTTCATGAACCTTGGAAATTTGCTTCATCACTCTTTCTCTGGACACAGCGGGGAGCAAACCGGCATTGTAAGATTCTTGACACAGACCAAGCCTGGCAACAGTTTGACATACTTGAAGAAACATACTTCAAGGTTAGGCAATTAAAACCACTATCAGTTCTTGACGCCCTAGCTCAAACCGTCCAGGTTCTCCAAGAGCAGAACGCCAGAATACTACAGCTTGAATCTACTACCCAAGCCATAAAGGACACTATCATAACCCAGCCGGATAACTGGCGGGACGATCTCAACAAAATGTTTAACAAAATTGCACTTTCCATAGGCGATAACAAATTCCGCGATCTAAGGACAGAAAGTTATAAATTACTCGAGCAACGGGCCAGAGTAGACCTTACCCGCCGGCTTATAAATCACCGGTCGAGGCTGTTAGAACAGGGATCATCAAAGACAGTAATTGAAAAGGCCAATAAGCTTGATGTAATTGAGCAAGATACCAAGCTAAGAGAGATATACGCACAAATCATAAAAGAATATTTTATCAAACATTGTGCTTAGAAAGTGGGGTGTTACAATGCCCAGGCGTAACCCTGACACACGCCATAAACATCGTCCGGTAAATAAAAATCTCCTCAGGGTTGAAAAGCTTATCGCCATCAGAACGGAGTTATTCTCTCTCAGAAAGGATATCCAGCGGCGGGAATTTTTCCACGGAGAGGAGGTAAAACAAGGTGGAATGCCTATCAGTTTCAAGGAACCTATGCCCTGGTCAGGCTAATTGCCTAGACATCTGCCGCAGAACTCTCGGATGCAAAGCGGATGAAATCTACGAGTTTTGCATACAGTGTCCGGTTCACGGGTGCGATAAATACCCAAAGGTATTAGGAGGGAAAGGAGATCATGAAAAAGACTAAACTTTTAGACAGGCCAAAAGAGCATAAAGAAAAGCGTTTTGACTCTGCTATGTATCCATTACTTAGGGTGACATAAATCAACGCCGTTATCAGGCAGAACTTTTATATCAAGGATGGGGGAGAGATAAGTGAAAGGTTACAAGGGATTTAATAAAGACCTCAAATGTAGAGACTTCCAGTTTGAAGTTGGAAAGGAGTATGAGCACAAAGGTAAAGTCAAGGCTTGTGAGAGCGGTTTTCACTTCTGCGAGAATCCTATGGATGTGTTTGGTTATTATCCACCGGGAGACGGAAGATACTGCGAAGTCGAAGGAGACGGCAAATTAAGCACAGATACTAACGACAGCAAGGTTGCATGCTCAAAAATCAAAATTGGATTGGAAATTGGTCTTAAGGGGATTATCGAAGCTGGGCTGAAATTCATTATGGAAAAGGTTGATTGGAAAGAAGAAAACAACGTTACCGGAGACCGATCAGGAGCGCAGGCAACCGGAGACCAATCAGGAGCGCAGGCAACCGGAGACCAATCAGGAGCGCAGGCAACCGGAGACCAATCAGGAGCGCAGGCAACCGGAGACCGATCAGGAGCGCAGGCAACCGGAGACCAATCAGGAGCGCAGGCAACCGGAGACCGATCAGGAGCGCAGGCAACCGGAGACCGATCAATGGCATGTGTTAATGGGGACTATTCTTCCGCAACTATTTTTGGCAAGGATTCCGTTGCATGTGCATTAGGGTATCAATGTAAGGCAAAGGCTGAAAAGGGGAATTGGCTAGTCTTAGTAGAGCGTGGAGATTGGAACGGTAACACATATCCAATCAAAGATATTCAGCCTGTTTTGATTGACGGAGAGAAAATTAAAGCCGATACATGGTATCAACTTCAAAATGGTCAAGTTGTGGAGGTACAGGGATGGAATTATTCAAGTGGTTTATTGAACTAATGATCAAGAAGTTACCGCAAAACGAAAAATGCCTGTACTTGGCTAACAGGCTGATTGAGGAATCCGGGGAAGACGCAATAAGTGAACAAACCGGCATAGCGTACTTTTCTATATTCGGCCATCCTGAAGGTAAATTCCTTGAAATTGATGGACCGGCAGCGAATAAGAAACCTTTCGTTATTACAGGCAGACTTACCGCCAAGATAGGAGGTAATCCATGATCCAATTTATCCCTTACTTCATAGCATCTTACATTATTGTGTTTTTCATGGGCCGTGTATGGCAAAGAGAAAAAGATATGGCTAAACAAGAAGAGATACATGCAGCAAGAAAAAGAGCCCAAGTATATGACATAAACGGGCGCATAAAAAATACCAGCAATTAACCGGCAACAGATATTGTCAGACCAATTTTAACAGAGAAACGGAGAGATGTAAATGTGTAACACCTGCCAGTATAAGAAAATCTGTAAATATAAACATTCCGTTGAATTATTCATAATGGAGATTGAGCAGACAAGGGAAGATTATTCTCTCCCTAACCTTGAAGTAGGACTCATCTGTAAAGAATTTAAGGAGGAAGAATGTTAACTCCAATTCCTAATCTTGAATTTAATGAAGAACTTCACTTATACACGGTAAGCGGAATCAACGTCCCATCTGTATCTAAAATCCTTCAACCTCTTTCAATGCAAGCTTATAAAGGTATAGACAAAGACACCTTGAACTTCGCAGCACAAAGGGGAACGTCAGTACACTTCAGCATTGAACTGTACGATGATACCGGCTGTGAGGAAGTTCGGGAAGATTGCCAAGGTTACTTCGATCAGTACAAGCGGTGGAAAGAAGTAAGCCAACCGGAAATACTTGCGACGGAGTATAGATTTTATCATCCTGTTTTGTGGTATGCCGGAACAGTGGACAAGATTGTCAAGATAGGCAATAGAGTTATCCTTCTCGATTTAAAGACTACTGCTCAAATAAACCACTGGTATCTAGGCCCGCAGTTAGCAGCATATGCATTCGGATTAGGCTCTCAGGACATCAAGGTTGATGATGTAATGGTATTGCACCTAACCCCAACAGATTACGCCTTCAAGAAGGTCACGGAGCGTCTAGACATCTTTATGCAATGTCATAAAATCCATAATTTTTTAAAAGAAATGGGGATAAAACCATGATGAATAGCGAAGATCAAATTAAACAAGTTGAAACCGAATTAGTCCAAATGGCTAACGGACTTAAGGTAACCTCAGATACCGAATACCAATATGCCGGTGAGTTCTTAAAGAAAATTAAAACAAATATTAAAGGCATTGAAGATTTTTTTGCAGACATCAAAAAGCCAGCGCATAAAGCCTGGAAGGACATATGTGATAAAGAAATCAGTTACAAAAAGCAACTGGAACAGGCCGAGCGGATTGTCAAGAGCAGTATGTCCATATACATCCAGGAGCAAGAACAGAAACGTCGACAGGAAGAAGCTAGAATACGTGCTGAGCAGGAAAGAATCGCTCTTGAACAACTTCAAAAGGCAGAGGAATTAAAATCCCAAGGAAATGATATCGCGGCAGCTATCGCAGAGGAAACGGCCTATTCCATTGATACCATGAAGCCGGTTTTGGAAGTCGCAAGCCCTAAGATGGAAGGAATCAGCTATCAGATGGATTGGGAAGTTGAAATAACTGACGATTCTAGCGTTCCTGTTGTCCTTAAAGGCATGATATTAAGACCAGTTGACTTATCCACCGTAAAACGTCTTGTCAAGGCGTCCAAGGGGCAAATAACAATCCCTGGTATCAAAATAACAGAAACAAAGAATGTGAGGGTAAGAGTATGAGTGAAATAACAGGATTATCCATAATTGAATCTATAAATCCTTCCGTAATGACAACATCCTTGCAAAAGATACATCAATTTCAGCAGCTGGTACAAAGCCAGATGAAACAAAACCACGATTATGGGATTATCCCCGGAACAGAAAAGCCAACACTTTTAAAACCGGGAGCCGAGAAAATATTAATGCTAATGGGATTAACTTCAGAGTTTGACATAGTTGAAAGCACAAGGGGCTTTGATCTTGGTTTCTTTCAATATCAGGTTAAATGCTGTCTCTATAAAAACGGAATATGTATTACCCAAGGAATGGGAGCAGCTAATACCAAAGAACGCAAATATATTAAGATGGATGCCTATACAATGGACAACACCGTCTTAAAAATGGCTAAGAAAAGGGCATTAGTGGACGCCGCCTTATTAGTTGGTTCTCTATCGGATGTATTTACCCAGGATATTGAGGATATGGACTTAACTGGCCAACAGGCGAGCGGACAGCAGAAATATGCAACCGATAACTCGGGAACAATCTCATAGGCTCAAGCTAAGCGTATCTTTGGAATTGCCAAGGGCAATAACGAATTAGTCAAAAAAACGCTTGATAAATACGGATACAAAAACAGCACCGATGTTAACAAACTTGACTATGACAAAATCTGTATTGAGATCGAACAAGCCGTAACTGGCGAATAAGGAGGATAAGCACTAATGATAATCACTGGGAAGATCATAGATTCAACCGAAGATGAAATACTCATTAGTGCTTTTTTCCCCTCGTACTTTATTGAAAAACGACAAATTAGTGAAGTTGAGATAACCATCACAGATGGTCGTCAAATCAGCGCAGAGCAGCGTAAAAAAATATATGCAACCATCCGGGACATATCCCTCTATACCGGTCATGATCCGGAGGAACTAAAGGCAATATTTAAAGCAGATTACATAGCAAAGACCGGCGAGAAATGGCTTTCGCTTTCAGACGTAGACATGACAACGGCCTGTGACTTTTTGCAACACTTGATTGAGTTTTGCATAGATAACGGCATCCCGTCAAAGGACAGTTACCTTGACCGTACACCGGATATTGGAAGGTATTTATACCGGTGCTTAGCGACTCGTACATGTGCTATTTGCGGCAAAAAAGCAGAGGTACATCATTCCGGCGAAAGTAAAATCGGCATGGGTAGGAATCGGACAAAAATACATCATTTAGGACTACAGGCGGTCGCTTTATGTCGGCAGCACCATGAATTTGGTATTCATTTAGTGCCGGAATCAGAGTTCTATGAACTGCATCATATATGGGCTATTCGTCTAGATGAATACCTATGCAAAAAATTAGGATTAAAGGTTTAGGAGGAGAAGAAAAGATGATTCAAAAAAGAAAGGCGAAAAAACTATACAGCTTATCAGCTATTTATATGGAGAACCTGACGAAGTAATAAACCTTTTCGATTTTACAATATGCTGTTCGGCTATGACCATATCGAGACACGAAGTAATCGTGGAATCTTCGGATGAAACACCATTCGATGAACCAGTTACCACAACAGAATTACACGGGAATTTAATTTTACATGACGATTACTTTGAACATCTTTCCGGAAGAAGATTAGAATTCATCGGTACTCCCTTACCACTCAGTTCTTTGAATCGTGCTTTTAAATTTGTCAGACGTGGTTACAGCATATGTGATGAAAACATAATTAAAGTGTCCGAGGCTATATTCCGGCAAGTTAATTTCGATGATGAAGATAATCTAACCCAACACCTTGCGGGTATAGATCTTAATGGCAGAGGTATTAGAGTTATTGATTAGTCTAAGTTTTCCCCGCTTTCCCAAGTAGTTACCGAATGGAGCGAACCGACTGTCTGGGTTAATCCTCCCCCTCATAGCGTAGCCGGGAACATAACCGGCTGCGCACCCCAAAGATTGGAGATGAGAGAATGAAAAATATAAGGTTTCGAGCTTGGTGTAGAAACGCAAAATGCATAAAAAAAGTTATTTCAATGTTTTTTGATGACTTTGGGAATATTTCCAGTGTTTTACTTGATGAATGCGAAGATATCGAAGATACCGAAGACGTTGAGATAATGCAATATACCGGACTTAAAGACAAGAACGGCAAGGAAATCTACGAAGGGGATATCTTCCGCGATTCGTTAGGTTATATGGCAGTTGTAGAATGGGATAATGACAACGGTAGATTTTTGGGATTTACGTTTGGAAATGAAAGAAAAATCATCTATGTTGGCAAAGAACCAAAGGTTGAGGTCATCGGCAATATTCACGAAAACCCCGCCTTACTTAAATAGCGTGTCCCTTCCCTATAGGCATAGGCCGTAAGCCATGCGGTCTATGCCACCATTAAGTAATCCCCTCCCTTTCTATAGCGGCCTGCTCAGGTGGGCCGCAGTTCTAAAACCTTTTAAGGAGAAAAAATATGCCAAAGTACAAAGGAAAATACAAAAAGTCTCGTTCCTGCATTCACGCCGAACAACCATTAATGTTTATGGTTATCGTTAAGGATACATGCCCTAAGAAGGTTAAATTTTCAAGCGCCTATATGGTTGATAAGCCGACCTGTGAAGAGTGCGAATGTCACGAACCGAAGGAGTGATACTCCTGAATGGCAGACGGATGGATCAAATTACATCGAAAAGTTTTAGAAAGTAAAACCTTCTCAAAGCTTACTGCTATTCAAAAACTGATTGCCATTTATATAATCTTGAACGCAAACCACGAGGATGGAGAATGGCATGACAGTTACAAGAATATCAAAGTTCCGGTTAAAAGAGGCCAGCTTATAACTTCCAGAAATAAAATCAAAGAGTGGTTCAATTACGATAAAGAAATAACAGACCAGAAAATTAGAACTACTCTAAATAAATTAACTGGTGAATTTTTAACCATTGAAACAACCAAGAACTATACCATCATAACTGTGCTTAATTACGAGGTTTATCAGAAAAAAGACAAGGAAGATAACCAAGACATCAACCAAGAAATAACCAAGGAACAACCAAGGACTAACCAAGGACTAACCACAAACAAGAATGATAAGAAAGAATTAATATATACAGTGTTTTCACATTGGAACTCTAAGGAAATTATCACTCATAAACAATTATCGGAAAAACAGTCTGGACATATAAACGCAAAACTTGAATCAGGTTATACACTCGAAGAAATTTTAAAGGCAATAGATAATTACGCAACCGTCCTGAAAGAAGATAAATATTTCTGGACTTACAAATGGAAACTTGACGAATTTCTTGTTCGTGGTCTTGACCAATTTATTGACAAAAATGAACCTTTAAAAAATTTTCAAAGAAACAAAGGGGAGAATAGTCAAAAGATGCCATTGCCATTAGACAAACCAAGGATAGTAAGGAGTGTTGAAGATGTATCAAGACCTGGAAAGTGAACGATGTTTAATATCTTCCATGCTTGAAGGCGAAGATTCCTTGATTGAGGGTTGTGCAGCACTTGAACCGGAAGACTTTACAGAAAAAAAACACATAATCATTTTTGACATCCTTACCAAACTATACCAACGAGCCGTAAAACCGACTTTTCTCGAAATAGTCAAAGAGGGTAAATTGAGCAAAGAGGACAGATATTATCTCCAACAGATTAGCGGATATCATGTATCTTCAGTAAATCTTCCGTACTGGTTAGAGAATGTTAAAGACAAATCTAACCGAAGAAAGCTCAGGATATCCTTGATGAAAATGGCTGAGGACTTAAAGAATCCTGACATAAAAACTGAAGACCTAATCAGTGAAGCACAAAAGAATATTATCGAGATAACCACCAAGTCTGTTGAAAAAGTTGATACCGGAAAAGAATTGGCCGATCTCGCCAGAACAGTCATTAAAGACAAAATGGAACACAAAGGAGAACTCGAAGGAATACCTACAGGTATTAAAGCTTTAGATCGACTTACAGCAGGATTTAAGCCCGGGGAACTAATTTTACTAACTGCTGAATCAGGACATGGGAAAACCGCATTTGCTCAAAACTTTATTCTAAAAGGTTGTTTTATGCGGGAAGTACCAACACTCTATATTAACAGCGAAATGTCCAAAAAACAGATTGCCTTAAGATATAGTTCAATGCTTAGCGAAGTGAATGCAGACCGAATTAAGTACGGAGAAATAGAACCCCAAGAATATAAGAGAGTAGATTCTGGTTTGAACATCATGGGATACGCTCCGTTCTATCACTTCTTAAGCCCTGATTTATCCCTGAATAAAGTTGTTAGGGTAATCCGTAAGTATTTTGTGCAAAAAGAAATTAAGTACGTTGTTCTTGATTATGTTGGAAGAATGGACAAGCTGGATAAGGATATTAAAGAGTGGCAAGTCTTAGAAAACATTGTAAAAACATTAAAAACATTAGGCCAGGAACTTCAAATAGCTATTGTGGTTTTAGCTCAGTTAAACGAAGACCAAAAACTCCAAGCTGCTAAAAGAATGCGAAATGAAGCAGATATAATGCTAAAAATTTTCCCTATGTCCAAAGACGACTTAGAAAAAGAAAAGGGCAATTATTGGCTGTTTCTTGACAAAAACAGAGACGGGCAAAGCGAGATAATGATACCTGTTTTATTTAAAAAAGAAATACTGCAAGTGGTTGACGTAACATGATTGATCTTATTGTCCAGTTCCAAAACACAATAATAACAATGTATCAGAACAATAGGCTGACCGAAGAAGAATTTGAGATTTTAGCTGGACTATCAGAGAACATAAGTGATGAAATGGTTCTGAATCTGATTATGGCTTTAAAAGCCGAAGACCTAAAAGACAAAGACATTGTTGATTGCATCATAAACAAACACTATAAAACCGCTTTACAGATTGTTACTTAAAGGATAAGGGAGGGAACTCTATGATCTGCTCGATCTGCTCTGGCAAAGGATATGTCGTTGTAAAGAGGTTTGATCCGATGTACGGTTGCGAAATAGATTTCATGAAACACTGTTCATGCCAAAGTGGGGAGCCGTACCAATATCAGGGAAACGGATTTCAAATAGGTTCCTACGCCGAACACGCCGAGAAGGAAAGAAGGTTTGAGGAACGGATAAAAAGCCTTTTGGAAAGGGTTACGATATGAACGCTCAAAAAGCCTTAGAATACAGAGATCCCCAAAAGGTAGTGTTTGAACCAACCGAAGGCATGGGTAAAATGCCAAAATGTCCGAGGTGCAAAGCGGTATTCATAACCAAGTATGGGTTGACAAGCTTCTGCGGGAACTGCGGTCAAAGACTCAACTGGCGGAGCTTGCTGGATGATTTGAGGGAGGATGAAGCGTGAACATATGCCTGATAGACGCTGACAGTAAAATTCCAAATCTTGCTCTCATGAAAATATCGGCATGGCATAAAGCACAAGGCGATCAGGTTTCCTGGTACAATGCGATGTTTCATGTCAAAGAGAATAAACCAGACAAGATTTATGCCAGCAAGGTTTTTACCTTCACCGAAGATTATCATTACTTTCCGCATGACGTTGAAGTTGTTAAGGGCGGGACCGGGTACGACATTAAAAAGACTTTACCTGATGAAATTGAAACCATATGTCCGGACTATTCGCTTTACGACATGGATCACTCACTCGGATTTCTTACGAGAGGTTGCCCCAATAAATGCTCATGGTGCTTTGTACCGAAGAAAGAAGGAAATATCAGACCGGCGCAGGACATTGAAGAGTTCTTGAGACACGATAAGGCTATCTTGGCAGACAATAACGTCCTCGCTCACGATTGGGGAATTAAGCAGATTGAGAAGATTATCAAACTCAAAGTGAAGGTTGATTTTAACCAAGGACTTGACGCGAGACTGATTAACGATTCCACGGCGAAACTTCTCTCTAAGGTTAGATGGCTTAATCCCATCAGGTTAGCGTGTGACACCGAAGGCCAAATGAAGCATGTTCAGAAGGCCGTGGAGCTTCTTAGGTGGTACAATGCAACGCCGGCAAGGTATTCCTGTTATGTTCTTCTAAAACCGGGGAAAATTGACGATTGCTTGAAAAGAGTAAAGTTCCTAAAGGGGATCTGCATTGACCCATTCGTTCAACCTTTTCAGCCGCCAAAAGGGAGAATAATCCCGCAGGATGAAAAGGATTTGGCAAGGTATTGTGACATGAAAGCAACTTTTAAAAGCGTTTGGTGGGAAGATTACAAAAAGACTGGAGCGTGAGAATGTGAAAAAGTTAATAACTCAAACAATTATAATCCTAATAATTGGATTCTCATTCGGCCTAAACGTAGCCCAAGCCCAAACAATAGAACTTCAGAACAAAGTCATAGACGGTCAGATAAAAGACCTTTACCAGCAGATGAACGCACTGAACGAGGAAGTAAAAAGGCTTAAGGAGCCAGCTGGCATAACCGAGGAAGACCTTGAACTACTCTCTAAGCTCATCTACACAGAAGCTAGGGGAGAATCGTTTGAGGGGCAAGTTGCGGTGGCGGCAGTCGTTTTGAACCGGCTAAAAAGCCAAGATTTTCCCAAGAGCATCCGGGAAGTAATTTACTCTGAGAACCAGTTTAATGGGGTCAAGAATCTTAAGTATGTTACTCCGACCGAGAAGAATATTCGGGCAGCCAAACGAGCATTGATGGGTTTTGACCCTACAAATGGGGCGGTGTTTTACTGGACGAAGAACACGAAAGGAAAATGGTTCAGATCCCGCGAGGTTAAACAGGTTATCGGGAACCATCAGTTCTGTAGTTGATGTTCTTCGTTAGAATCAAACCACAGCGACGAGAAGGCACCTGGAATTAATTAGGATAACCGATTAATAGATTCGGATTAATTGGAAGTATGAAACGATTCTAGGGCAAATATGGAGGTGTGAAATGAAAAACGAATTCAAAAGCAAAGTATATACAGATCGACCGGCGTACGCAGATTTCGATGCGCCGAGAAAATTTGAGGCGATAAAAAGTATAATTGCAAAAAGGCTGATCGAGCACCCGAACGCCATCTGCTCTTACTCTGGCGGAAGTGATAGCGATATCATATTGCACCTTATTGAGTCAGTTCGTGAAATATTTAATCTCCCGCCTATTCAATATTGCTTTTTTAACACCGGTCTTGAAATGAAAGCGATAAAACGTCACATTCGCGATATGGAGGAACTATATGGTATTACAATCTCTGAGCACCGGCCAAAAAAAAGCATAGTGCGGGCCACGCGAGAGTACGGACAGCCGTTTGTTTCAAAGATCATGTCAGCCGGGCTTGAGGGAATTCAGAAGAAAAACATTCCGCTATCGATTGCCGAAGAATACGCAGAAGCAGAAGACAAGGCGGCAAAACGCCTAGAACTTAAAAAGCGATATCCGGGGTGCGAAACAACGATTAACTTTCTATGCTGCTGCAACTCCAAAGGAGAACCACGGCCCGATATTCAGTTGGTCATAAATTCATCAAAATATATGCTGGACTTCATCAGAGAGAATCCAATCCCCTTTAAGGTAAGCAACAAATGCTGTGATTACTGCAAAAAACAAGTAGCGCATAACGTGCAAAAATCCTTTGAAATGGTCATCACCGGAGAACGCCGTGACGAGGGTGGAGTGAGGTCTGTCCCTCGCAAGGATAACACGTCAATGTGCTTCTCGGAAGCAGCTGACGGCAAGTACAGGCTCCGACCACTATATTATGTGTCCGACGCGGATAAACAATGGTACAAAGACTACTACAAAATCCGTTATTCAGATGCCTATGAGGTGTACGGATTAACACGCACAGGGTGTTGCGGATGCTCCATATCGGCAAAAGCGGTAGAGGATTTGGAAAAGATACGACCATTTGAGCCGAATTTAGTAAAGGCCGCGTGGAACGTGTTTGGTGACAGCTATAGATACCGCCAACAGTACAACGAGTATAAAGCGCGTAGGCGAAATGGAAATCAACCGAGCATGTTCGATTTGGAGGTGTGAGAGATTGGAGTTATACAGATTTAAACCAAACGTATTTATGAGTCCTTATGAGCTTAGAGGAATGATAGAAGCCACTAAGGATGATTATGAACAAGTAAAACTAGCCTACTGCCCGAAATACCAAGACCAATATTACGGCTGCCCGTCATGGAACAATGGCGAAGGGTCGGAAGAATGTTGTCAGTGCCGGATGGGGGTTTGGGAGGTGGTCAATAATGCCTGAGCTTACTCATTTTAGTTTGTTCTCAGGTATTTGACCGGCGGGATAGATTTGGCAGCCGAATGGGCAGGATTTGAAACTGTCGGACAATGCGAATTTGCCGACTACCCCACAAAAGTCTTAGAAAAACACTGGCCAGACGTACCAAGATGGAGGGATATAAGGAATGTTACAGCCGAGTCTATTCGATCAAGAGGAATACGAGAAATTACCTTGTTATCAGGGGGCTTCCCCTGTCAACCTCATTCCGTTGCTGGAAAACATAAAGGCTCTGATGATGAGCGTAACCTCTGGCCGGAATTCTGCAGAGTCATTAGCGAAACTTCTCCCAAATGGGTTTTGGGCGAAAACGTACCAGGGATATACACAAGCGACAATAGACGGTTCTTTGGAAGAGTTCTCAATGATTTGGCCTCGCTGGGGTACTATGTTGGATGGGCAACTTACGGAGCTATCCACGTTGGCGCTAAGCATAGAAGAGAAAGAGTCTTTATTGTGGCATACGCCAAGGGCAGTAATGATAGAAGAATCACCAGAGAATTTCAGAAAAAGAATGAACAAAAAAAGGCCAAACGACAGGAAGAACGGATTTCCGAATTTGGCGGTACAGGTGAAATTCTGGCCAACTCCAACAGCTCAAGACTTCAAGCGCAGGGGACCGAACAGCAAACAGCAAGGTTTGAGCAATGCTGTATTATGGCCAACACCGAAGGCATCACTAAGAGGGGATTGTCCATCAGAGAGGGTAAGGAGATCACCGGATTTAGCAGCAGCAGTAAATATATATCCAACTCCCCAAGCAAGAGATTACAGGACGGGAGAGGGACACCGATGGCAAACACCGGAGAAAAGAAGCAGGAATTTAAACGATGCGATTGCCTATCAAGAGGGATACAAATTACTTCCTACACCCACGGCTCAGGATGCGAAAAACGCGACCCTACCACAAAGCCAGAAGAACAGGGACAGCATTCCAGGACATTTATTGAGGGAAGGAAATACTGGGAGTTTGAACCCGACGTGGGTAGAGTGGCTAATGGGGTTCCCTCAAGGGTGGACAGACTTAAATGTTTAGGAAATGCAGTAGTACCACAACAGGTATTTCCAATCTTAAAAACTATTGCACAGATAGAGAGGTGTTCAAATGCTTAACTACTGTATAAGCCAATCTCAATTAGCAAAACTAGACGAAAAATATAAAATGACTGATTCTGAAATAAGATCAATCGTAAAATATGGCATACCAAGGGAAGGTGATTGTTATTTAATCTTAGAAGCTCAGTCAAAGCGAACGGATGAAATCTTCATTCACAAAGACATGATACCGTATCTTAGAGAATTGATAGCAATAATTGACCATATAGGCGATGGAGTAAGCTTTGATGAGTTTCATATTCCGCCGAGGAACAGAAAAATAGGATAGGGGCGAAAAGATGAAAGTTAAATTCACTATCCCGGGGGAGCCAAAAGGAAAGGCTAGGCCAAGAGTAACAAAAGGCGGAATAACCTATACACCTGCTGAAACTGTAAATTATGAAAATTGGGTTAAGGTATGTTATCAGCAACAGGTGAATCGACATCTTGGAGACGGACAAATCGAAATAGAAGTTGATATGTATTACAGCATTCCGAAGTCAGCTGCAAAAGGGAAAATACTGGCCATGAAGCACAATATAGTCAGGCCAACCAAAAAGCCTGATTGTGACAATGTTCTTAAAGCTATAGCAGATTCTCTTAATGGAATAGCGTATAAGGATGATTCGCAGATTGTCACAGCCGTAATAAGAAAACTGTATTCAGTTGAGCCGAGGGTTGAAGTTGAGATTTTCGACAGAGAATCTGATCCTGACTATGTGACGGGGGTGTAAAAATGGAACACTGCTCAGTCTGTGGAGAAGAACTTACAAAACCAAGCAAAAACCCAGAATCAAAATACTTGCACTGTGGTAAACGCGAATGTAGAAACGAGGTTGCCCGCCATCGTTCCGCAGATAATAAAAAAAATATAAAAACACGTCCAGTAAGCGAAAAACGGAAGGCTGGGATAAAAAAGATGAGGGAAGAACTTAACACCATTGAAAAGTTCTCTCAAGCCAGCTATGGGCGGCATGGACTTCAGAATCTTACTAAAAGATACGGAATTTTACCTTGGGATGTTACAAATTACAGCAAAGAATTATTTTCGGGAATGACACACGGAGAAATATTAAGAGCAAGGAAAGACGCAGTAAAGAAAAACGAACAAACAAGGCCGTTAGAAAGGAAAAAGGTTGAAGTCAAGGTTTATAAAATAACCGACCCCGCAGCAGTTGAAAGAGGAATTAAGGAACACAAATTTGGCGAACCGGCCAGCTATGACGGGCTGAAGTTAGTTCGGACAGAATATGCGAATGAAATTATGATGCCGGTTAATTGGACGTTGGTGGGAGTTATGGAGGGATGAGAAGATGGCATACGCAGTTCACGAACTTAAAACATGGCTTGAATACTATCAAGCCGTAGTCGATGGCCGCAAACCGTTTGAAATTAGATTAAATGATAGAAACTATCAGATCGGAGATGTTTTATTCCTCAGAGAATTTGAACCGAATAAAGGAATTTATACCGGGCGCAACATTACGAGAGAGGTCACATACACGCTTAAGAGAAAACCTTTTGTTCCTGATGGATATATCGTTATGGGAATTAAGCCGTGGGATGGTGATCTGAATGCCTGAATTATTAACCAGAAAACAGATTGAAGATATGAGTAGATGCCAAGAAAAACCAGATTGTACTTCTTGTTCCTTGTTCGATCAAGCTAAGAATGATTTTATAAATACCGAGTGCGATATTGACAATGTTGCGCAAACGGCCCTTACCTTACTGAATATGTTGAAAAGGCTGGAGTTTGCAAACCTAACCTTTGAAGGGGAAGAGTGTTATATCTGTGCAGGGAATGAGGGAACAGGACATAAACCGGATTGTGAACTTGGTAACCTACTTAAGGAGATGGAGGTAGAACATGGGACTCCTTAACTACACCACCAAAATAGATGTCCATACCACTCTAGGAGAAATCCAGAAGATACTTGTTGAGCATGGGGCAAGGAAGATCATGCAGGACTTCGATGAGAAGGGGAAGATTGCAAGCTTAAATTTCTCAATGATGACCACCCAGGGTGAAGCCGGGTTCCGGCTACCGGCAAATGTTCCGCAGGCTTTTGAGGTTTTAAAGCAACAGAAAAGGAAGAAATATTCCTACCATACATGTTGGACCGGAACGGAAGAACATTCTTCCAGGCCTACCAGCAAAGGCAATTAGGAAGTGGGGAGGTAGACCAATGATATTAAGCAAGGAAAAAATACAGAACGAAATAAATGAGCTTAAAACATGGAGAGAATTGAATAAAGAAAATTATGTTTATAAAGTCATAGAATCGAAGGATTTAATTGATACCATCGAATCCCAACAGCAGGAGATAAAGCAAAAGGATGAAGCCTTAGAACAGGCAAGGGAAGTATTTAATAATATCCTCTCTGGTGACGGAGATTTAAACGATGCTATCGAAGAAGCTATTACCGGAATAAACCTGATAGAGAAAGCCTTGGGTGGTGATGATGTCCAGCAGGGGTAAAAAGAAGAAGATCAAAAACAGACCAAATCTTTGTGAAGCTTGCCGCTATAAAAATAAGTCGTATTTTAAAAGGCCCTGTCGGTCAAAGCCTGATTACGAATATGTTATTGAATGCAGCATGTGGCAGCCAATTAGATGGTGGCAAAGAATATTTAGGGGGTAATGGGGATGTACTATGATTTACTTTTTCCATATCGAATAGAAGCAGGTGCCAAAATTGGAACACAGGAAAATGGTGAGCAATTACCAGTTTATACAAAAATTACTTTGGGTAAAGCCAAAAAGCCTATTACTGAAGAGGAATATGACAAAATGCACGAGGCCAACAGAATAACATTAGCAAATATTCTGCATGAAAAAATAGAGCTGATTACTCCAATATCCGGCGAAGAATACGAAGAAAACGCCAACGAGGAGGACGATAGGGATGAATAAACAAGAATTACAGGATATCAGGGAGCGGTGCGAGAAGGCAACGCCGGGACCATGGAAATGGATAATAAACGGGAATACCGTACAATCTCATGCGATAACTACAGATACCGGAAAATGCGGCATACAGGAGAAGATATGTGCTTCTATTAGTCCAAAAACGAAAAATGCCAACTTTATCGCCCATGCTAGAACCGATATCCCTGCTCTCCTTACTGAAATAGACCGCCTCACAGCCGAGAGGGATAATAAGGGGTGTGGATGGTGTAATAGGCTGGATGAATACGATAGATTTGAATGCACTCTAATAAACCATGAAGGAAGCGACATGGCAGTAGATCACATGATAGTGTCATGTATTGCAGATTATTGCCCTGTTTGTGGACGAAGATTGGAGGTCCGGTCATGAGTGAATTAAAGACTTGCCCGTTTTGCGGGAATGAGCATGTAACAATTACTCAAAATTATGGATATTGGCATATCGGATGCCCTCAATGCCAAACAGCATTTGAAAATGACGGAACATGCGGACGAAACAAAGACAAAGAAAAAACTATCGCCGCCTGGAACCGCCGAGCAAATGGCTGGATACCAGTATCAGAGAGATTGCCAGAAAGTGGAAAGCATGTATTTCTTTCCTGCCAAATAAAGCCAAGTGGCAAGAAATATGTATGTGATGGATTTTATGTTGAGCATGAAACTATTGTAGGTAGTGATCTGCCAGATGATACAGACCTTTTTTACTCAGAGGAAAAAGATGAATATTACCTACCAGAGGGGTTTTATGAGGTAATTAAAAATTGGGATGATTACGGCAGTATAACAATAGGCGACTTTGTTACCCACTGGATGCCACTACCAGAGCCACCGGAAGGAGTTGATCAGGGATGAGTGAGTATAAACGGTTGATAGGACGGAATGAATTTGGAGAAGCAACAAAGCAGATCGGAGGAAAAGAATGGAAGAACGAATAGAGCGTCACATATACCAGTACGTTGAAGCCGAACTACGGAATTATAAGACATACAAAAAACTGATAGAAGAATACGATAAAGAATTGTTATATACCGGGGCAAAGTCTGGATTAAGCAAAGACCCGTCCGGAAGATTTAGTCAGGGACAAACAGGGGACCCGACACATAGCGAGGCAGTAAGGGTTATAACGAATAATAATCGAGTGAAAAGGTATAAAGATATTATTAAATGTATCGAAGATACCTTGGAAGAACTTTCTCCGGAAGACCGTAAACTAGTTGAATTAAAATATTTCCAAGGGTGGTTAACGGATTTTGGAGTAATAAGAGAGCTACACATCGGGAGAACAAAATACTTTAAAGACAAACGTAGGATAGTTTGTAAAATTGCGTTGCGAATGAGATTAACATAAGCGGACTATTTGCGGACTAAATGATAGTATTTCCGATATATAATGATACCATGGATAGTTAAGACCGCCCTGGACGGACGGTCTTTTTACGCTATATTGCCATATTATTATTCTATGCCAAGACGACTTTTTAAGGCGTCTTGAAGTATCTGAGAAAAATTGACATTGTGGGCTTCGGCTTCTTCATTGAGCCAGGAAGGAATAGACAAGGTTTTTTTAACAGCCCGGGAATCTTTTCTACGGCGGTAAGCAGTCATGTCAACGTCAATCATCGTAACAAATTGACCTGGTCCCATTAAAATACTATCCTGATCCGAAGTTTTTGGAATCTCTTCATCTGCATCAATAAGATAGTCCAGCCAACTGCCTAATGCGTCACGAGCATTATAAATTGAGTCTGCGATATCTTTGCCTTGGCTGTTTGTTCCTGGCAGATCAGGAAAGCGTATAGCAAATCCGGTGTCAACAGGGGTAAAGATTGCGGGAAAAACGTAAATCATTTTGCACCTCCAAAGTTACTATATTATTTATTTGTTATCCCAAGATGTGGGGCTTATTTCTTCATTTATGTATCACCTACCTTCTGATATTATTATAATACGTATAATACGTAATGTAAATAGTTTGTACGTAATTTTACGTATTATTTTTATTGGAGTTGATGCAATGACAATAGCAAAATGTTTGCACTATAAACCAATAGACAGCAAAGAGAAAGTGAACTGCATCAACTGTAAAAGATGGGCCGGGAAGAAGTGTAAGGATGAAGCGTTGATGTTAGCTGAATACGAGAAGAGACATGGGGCCTATGAGCACATGATGAGGGAGAATAAAGGTGTGATGATAGATAGCTAATTAGACCCAAGAAGATATGTTCTTATCCAGGATGTCCTGAGTTAACTACAGAACGGTCATGTGACCAGTACGGGAAGCAGAAGTTTGAGAATAAGGGAATTACAATATCCTAAATGAGGTGGTGATTAATGGATATAAGAGAGCGGGCCAAGATTCTATTTGAACAAGGGGAAAGGCTTATTGATATTTCCGATAAGCTTAAAATAAATTACAACACTATTAAACAATGGTGTAACCGAGGTAAATGGAAAAAACCAAAGAAGGTTACAAAAAAAGTTACACCCAAAATAAAGAATGTTCCCTTGGCAAAAAACGATAATAAATCCCTTATTGAAGATAATGGCCTCACTGAAAAGCAAAGGCTTTTTTGTTTATATTGGGTTAATAACCGAAATGCAACTCAGTCATATTTAAAGGCTTACGGCTGCAACTATGCGGTAGCGGCAGTCGAGGGGCACCGAAACCTAACGAAACCTAAAATTAAAGATGAAATCAATAGACTGCGAGAATTAAAAAAAGAATCTATTATGATAGACGAAAACGACATTATAGAAAAATATATGCGAATAGCCTTTTCAGATTTAACTGATTTTATCGAGGTAAAGACTGAACAAGTCCCAATGATGTCAAGTGACGGCCCTATAATGATACCAGACCCAGATACGGGAGAACTAAAACATATGATGCAAACCGTCAATATGCTTACCCTTAAAACAAGCGATCAAATTGATGGAGCGTTGATTAGCGAAATAAGACAAGGCAAACAGGGAGTAAGTATTAAACTAGAAGACCGGCAAAAGGCGTTAAAGTGGCTTGCAGATTTCTTCGGGATGAATCCGGAGCATAAACACCGGGTAGAATATGATGCTAAAAAGTTACAGCTTGAACAGGAAAGATTACAACATACAATCAAGATAGATGAGGTGAAGGTGTTTTAAGATGGCGCGTCATGCTAAGGTACAAACATTTTATGCAAGTAAAGAATGGGTTTCCTTCAGGTTAGGGTTAATAGCCGAGAGGGGAAATAGATGCGAACGATGCAAACAAATAATATCAAGACCAATAGACGTTATCGGGCATCACAAAATAGAACTTACTCCAGAAAATGTGAAAGATGTAATAATAAGCCTTAATCCTGAATTAGTTGAACTAATCTGTTTTGATTGCCACCAAAAAGAGCATAACCGATTTGGATATCAGACAGAGAAAAAAGTCTACATAGTTTATGGTCCGCCGCTGTCAGGTAAGACAAGCTTTGTGCAATCGCAAATGAGGCGGGGAGATATTGTTATTGACATGGACCGTCTTTACGAGGCAATAACAATGTTGCCGGCATTTGATAAACCAGATAATCTCCTTGGTAATGTGAGGGGCATATACAATTTACTGCTCGATAACATAAAAACCAGATATGGAAAATGGAACAATGCTTGGATTATCGGAACATATCCCGATAAATATAAGCGGGAAAAATTAGCAGAGGACCTAGGGGCTGAACTGATCTTCTGCGAGGTAAGCAAGGATGAATGCTTAAGGCGGTTGTCCTTAGATGAAGACCGTAAGTATCGGCAAGATGAATGGTGTGGATATGTCAATAAGTGGTTTGAGCATTATATTGCCTAGGCCTGCCCCCGGGTGCAGAAAATCTTAACATATCGGATAACCGTGTGGCAATGAGAAGAACAACATATGGCCCAAAATTTGAAATTCCTTGGAGGTTTTTAGAATTATGTCAAAACAAGAGGAATTCCAGAAAGAACGCTTAAGATGGGATGAATTATTTGCCAAAACAGACGACCAAACACAAAAGGCAGCCGATGGCTTAATCCAAAAAGCGGCCTTTTTAAATTCTATGTGTTGGGAACTAGAACAAGTAATTGAGACATCTGGAGCGATAAAAGTGCATCCACAGCATCCGGAATTACAAAAACAGATTCCCGCCGTCAAGGAATATGCACGATTATCAGAAAGCTATGCAAACATCGTTAATAAACTAAACGTTCTCAGGTTAAAAACAACCGTTGAAGACGATGATGAACTGGGGGAATTTGAATGATTACCGAATATAACGGAATTCATTCCTGGTTGCTTGAATATATCGACAAGTGCAAATCAGGAGAAATAATAATCGGCCATGAGCTTATGCAAATGCTCGATATCCTACTGACTCATTTTGATAATCCGGAAATAACAATTGATTTTACTGGAGCTCATAAACGAATTAAGTTTATCGAAACCCAGTGTAGGCATTCTGAGGCTCCCTTTGCCGGCAAGCCTTTTATCTTGATGCTCTGGCAAAAAGCCCTAATAGAAGCAATATATATATTCACTATCCACGATGACGAAGTTGGGAGAAAAGTAAGACTTTATCAGGAAGTTCTTCTTGAAATCGGAAGGAAGAATGGGAAAACACCAACTATATCCGCTGACTGCCTATCCGAATTCTTTTGTGGGCAGATTGGAACAAAGATCCTTTGCTCATCAAATGACTACGAGCAAGCCGACTTGATGTTTCAGGCCATTGATGCAATGCGAGAACAAAGTCCATCTCTTAGCAAAGTTACCCGCAAGAACATCAAAGGGATATACTTCGGTAATCCTAAAAAACAAAAACACAAAGGAAAATTCAGCTATCAAAATAAGGGAAGCATAAGAAAGATTTCCGCAAAAACAGGAGCTAAGGAAGGTAAAAATATTGCGGTAGGAGCGGTCGATGAAGTCCATGAACTTAAAGATGATAGTTCAATCATGCCGATCAGGCAGGCCCTTTCGACACAGGACGAACCGCTTTATTTTGAACTTACCACTGATGGCTTTGTAAACGATGGGTATTTGGATACCCGCCTAAACGAAGCCAAAAAAGTTTTAAATGGCGAACTCGACCGGCCAAGATGGTTAATATGGCTTTACACCCAGGATAGCGAAGCGGAAGTTTGGCAGGATGAAAAATCATGGGTTAAAAGTAACCCTGGTCTTGGAACAATCAAAAAATGGTCTTTCCTTCGGGGAATGGTCGAAGAAGCCAAGACAAATATGGCAACCAGGGCCTTTGTCCTAGCAAAAGATTTTAATATCAAACAAAATACATCAACTGCCTGGCTGCCGCCTGAAATCTATACCAATGAATCAACTCTTGATCAAGAAATACTTCGGGGATGCGCCGGGATCGGCTCAGTTGACCTGGCTGAAACAACTGACCTTTTATCTGCAAGGATGACCGTAATGCGACCGGGGGACACAACAAAATATATGCTCCAAAAATACTTTATTCCAGAAACAAAACTTGATAAAACACCGGACGATGTAGATTATCTTGATTGGGCAAAACACGATTTAATTAAAATATGCCCGGGAAATGATAACGACTTTAGTTTTATCACCGAATGGTTTGTTTATATCGTAAAGCAATTGGGAATCAGACCATACAAAATTGGCTATGACAATGCTTTGGCAAAATACTGGGTAAAAGACATGGAAGATACCGGCTTTGACATGGAACGAATACCGCAGAAGCGGGAAGTAATGTCTACCCCAATGAAACTTTTAGAAGCAGACTTAAGAAGCAAGCTAATAAACTACAACAATAACCCAATAGATAAATGGTGCCTAAAAAACACATCATTTGAAATCGATAAACTAGGCCAGATCATGCCGGTTAAAGTT